AGAACTGCTAATTTTGCTTTCTTTTAAATTAATTATTTTACTTCCATTGTATAAAAACAAACCCTGAACATTTAACCAGACTAACCCATATTGAGTTTTTTTAACGCATTCTGGATTAGCTATTCCCATGTATTTTCTAGACTCTTCTAAAAACCAACTAGCATCATCAGGGGAAGCTATGTTTATAATATCTACACTGTGCTGTTTAAACGCTAACAATCTATCAGCGTAAGCCTCAATAGCTACATAAGTCTCAGCATCAGCTTTTGCTACCTCTATATAATTATGAGAAGGAAATACATCGTATCTATTTGGCATAGAATACATAATACGATCAGGATAATTCTTTACACTGGCTTTACTTTTAGTAGAGGCTGTTTCTTCATCTTTAAGAGTTACATTGCATAAAAAAACACGATTGTTAGACACAACTGAATCTTTCCACGTTTCACCTTCTGCACCAATCGAGTTGCTAAATACACCTGAAGAAAATCCATTTAATACTTCATAAGTAATCAAACCCAATTCTCTTACTCTAAAATTAGACGTATGGTTATTTGAAGGCATTAAATACGTACTCATAGTAGCACTTCCATTATCATACCAAGGGCTGTATTCATCAGACAATTTAGTTCTGCCACCCTTTGTTAAATCCATATCCACTAACAATGTCCAAGGAGCATCTACATCAGCTTCTCTAATGTAAATTCTTCCACCACTAATTCTAGGATCATAAGGCCCTTTTGTAGCAATGCTTATAGACAATGTTTTTAAATCAACAAGTGGTGTATGTGTTGTGCTCATTTCAACAGGCAATGATTCTTGATTGCCGTCATATATAAATGTTTCAGCTAGCTCATATTTAACAGCAGCTATAGCACCGTCTTGATCGTTTTCTGTAGTAATATTAATATCAAAACCAGCACCAGCAGACAATCCTGATACAGAACACGCTGTTCCAGTAGCTGCATTACCTGTACTAGTTACTGTTCTTTGAGTAGGTGAATCTAATGTGTTGTTTTTAACATAGTACCCTAAATGTGTATTAGAAGCTGTGTCAACATTAGCACCAGTCGTAGTTGATTTAAAATGTTGTCTAGATATAAAACCATACCATTGTATTTTACAGTCATTATTATCTGTTGTATCTGCACAACGAATGCTTTCGCCTGCTTTGTAATATTTAACTTTAGAGTTTACGCCTCTTGCAGAAGACCTTAAACTGATTTCATTTAATGACCATTTTGCAAAATCAGTTGAATACATATCAATAGTGTGATCAGCAGGGTTTGCTAACAGCACTACAGTATCTCCATATGAAAAAGCTGTTAATGTTCCAGTAACCCAAGGGTTTCCACCACCTGCAGCAATATCTGCTACTGAAGTAATTACTGGATCTACAATTAAATTATTACCATCATAGCCTGTAACTGTATACACTCCATTGTGAGTAATGGTTAAAGCGTTGCTGCTAGATGCAGGAATGTCTAAAAGTAACTTATCTCCTACTGAAAACGTACTAGATAAATTAACAGCAGAATCTCCACTTAATGCTGAAAATACACCACCTGCTCCTTTAAATCCATTAGGAGAGTCACATGCTCTTATACCGTGATTGCAACCAGTATGATCTTCTGTTAAAGTTAATGTTGTAGGTTCTGGAACATAATCAGTTTCAAAATAACCCAATCCATAACCATGCTCTAAACTAGCAATGCCAGTAGACAAAGTTAAAGATTGTCCAGTTTGAGAACCGCCAGTAGTTGCTTCTGATAATTCAAATTCAGTTTGACTGGTTACACTAGCTACAGTAGCTCCACTAGGAATCCCTGTTCCAGATACGCTCATACCTACTGTAACCACTTTTGAAGTAGAATGAGTAATGGTAGGATCGTTGTTGTAAGCTGCACCAGTAAGTCCAATTTCAGTTGCGTACGAAGATAATAAATTTGAAGAGGCTGTGTTAACATACGCAGGAGCAATAGACCCTTGATTGCTAATGCTTAAATTCTCTAACACTGTAAACTCATTATTAGCAATATCTGCAGCATCTTTAAGGGTGTTTAAACCACCACTAAAATCTTTAATTTGAAATAACTGTTTAGGCATTAAATTGTTTGCCCCAAATACTTGCTTGTCCGTTTAATATTTCTATTTGCTCTATTTGAAAATTGCCTTTAGGTTTATCAAAGAAAGTGACAATACCAAAGCAATGATTCCAATTGTGCAAACGGCCTTTTAACCATTTATTTTTATTAGGAGACATGTCTTTTAAACAACCCATTGCCCATGCACCAATCGTTCCAGAATCTAACTTAGTTAAACTGTGACGTTGAATATCGTGAGTATGTCCATATACAATATTAGATCCATACGCTTCTAAATGTTTTTTAGCATGATATGTTGTTGCGTATGCACCATGAATAAAGTTCAATTTGCCTAGTTTAAGAGGCTTATTATAAGGAAGGTACTTATACCCTCGCTCAATCCATCTGCAAGCTTTTTTAAAAGTATATTCCTTTAAGTACGGATGTTTATTAACAAAATGATCTAACCATTCATCATGATTACCAGCCAGTATATAGCGTTGATCACATTTAACTTTATCTAGCACTTTATCAAATAAATCAATGCCTTCATTTACTTCTGCAATTTCTTTATCTACCTTAACCAATTGGTCTTCTAGATTAGGTAATCGCTTACCTTTATAGCACCATGCAGATACGGATTCCCATTCACCTACATCACCTAAGTTTATAAAGATTTCAGGCTTTATGTATTCTATAGCTTGTAGCGTTATGTCTACTGCACGTTCATCGTGAATAGGGAAATGTTGATCAGGTATTACAATAGCTCGTTTCATTTATCTTTGCTTATAAGGTTTCCATAAGGGGGCATCAAGATTATATCTACCAGAAGGTGTTTGTGCTATCAATTGATTGTTTACTTGTGCATGCAAAGCATCTCCCCATTTCATGTTTTCAGCACCTTTAATTCCTTTAAAATGAGCTGGGTCAGGGCTTGATGCAACAAAATTAAGAAGATTGTCTGTAGATTCAGGTTTTTTATACCCTCTTATGCCCATTACATTTACCGCATTAGCATCTCCTACAAAACGATTTGGGTTAAAAGTATCTTGAGTAAATTCAGGTATTCTATTATTAGCATAAGGATCAAAATCTTTAGCATCTAATTTTCTTTCAAGATTAGTTTGAGAAACCAAATGATTATAAGGGACTCCTTCTTCAGTTAAATTCATCATTCTTTCTAACATTGGATCTTTTCTATAAGCTCTATTAAGCTTTGCGTTATGAAGTTGATTCATAACGGCTGAAAGAATATTGTTCATTCTTTTATCTCGAAATGAACTAAATCGTCAAAGTTATTATCTTTAGTTGTGCGTTGTTCTTTTGCAAGGGAAGATGACGACCAGTCACCTCCCCAACGAACATTAATACCCATTTTACAAGCTATTCCGAGAACAAAGCCCCCAAGATAATGAAAGTCATCACGAGCATCCCAGTCAATAGGGTAAGGAGCAATGTCAACAGCCATACCAGATACGTGCTTACCAAACTTAGTTTTTGACTTACCTTGTTTAACCAGTTCATTTTGTCTCTCCTGACTTCGTTTACCTTCAATGATTGTAATGTCAAAGTATTTAACTACTTCTTCTAAAAGCAATACTAGACGAGCATCTACTCCTTCTAACTTGCTTCTAGACTTTCTGCTAAATCTTGGCATTATTTTTTCCTTTTTGGCTTAACTACTTTTTTTTTCTTAGGAGGTCTTCCTTTTTTTGACCCATATGTTCCTTTACCGTACGGCATTATTTAGATCCAAATATTTTTGAGAAAAAACCTTTCTTAGATTTTTTACCTTTAGCACCACCAATCTTTTTACCTTTCTTCTTTCGCTTTACAGCTTTACAAGTACAACCTTTATGCATTATTTTCCAACTTGTTTCATTGCTATTTTGTGAGCTTGAGTGAAGGTCTTACCAGACAGCATAGCTTTTTTCATAGAAGCCATGTGTTTAGCAGTATGATGTTCCCTATGGCGTGCTAAAGCATTTTTCTGTCGTATTGTTAAAGCCATTATTTTTTTCTAGTTTTTGCTTTTGTTGTTTTGCGACCCATTGGTTTCGGTTTAGACTTTACTGGCGGACGGCCTTTAACTTTGCCGTACGTTCCTTTTCCCATTG